ATATATCAAGTAGTTAGCTAAAAAAACTTAGGGTTTTTATAAGAAATGCTGTAATATAAAGGCTTAGAGCGTATAAAAAAATATCAAATATGGAGCAAAAAACAGTTAAAACAGAACAAAAGCTGCCTAAAAAGGTAGGCAGAAAGCGTATTAATTTAGACCTGGAACAAGTAGAAAATTTAGCTTCTCGCGGTCTTGGTACTTCTCAAATTGCCCGTGCTTTAGGCGTTTCATGGGACACTATAGATAGAAATAGAAAACGCTCTGCGGATTTTGAGGACGCTTTAAAAAGAGGGAAAGCAAAAGGTCTGGCACAAGTAACAAACGCCTTGTTTGAATCCGCGACAGAAAAGAACTCAGTCGTAGCCCAGATATTCTATTTAAAGAATCAAGACCCTAAAATTTGGAAAGATCGCGTTGAGAATGTTCATGCAACTGTAAATCTTAACGATGTTTTATCTGGTGCAAAGCAAAGAATTGGCGACAATATGGCGACAATCCAACAACCTAAAGTTATAAATGCTGTTAAATCAACGCCTGAAGCGGATGAAAGACTGGTAGTAAACCAAGACGATATAAAAAATAAGGGTGAATAGCTATATAAACTCTTACGTTTAACGCTATTGGTAAGGGTTGCCCGATAATTTGAAGATCAAGCTCCGATCTAAAACAATTATTACCCCCCCTTACATTTGTTGCGCGGGGTATTGTATATGTACTTGTTGCGCTAATTTTTTTTAATTTTTTTTGAGATGGATGTGGAAAAGGTAATAACAGAAATTCTAACAATACTAACCATTGGCACAGTTGGTAACTTATTAATATTATTAATCTTGGTAAATATATGAAATACGGAGCAGAAGCAGAAAAACAACTAATGACCGAAATCTGGTCAATGAATATAAAAGATGATCCATACAACTTTGTTAAGTTTATCTTCCCTTGGGGAGAAAAAGACACCCCCCTCGAAGAATTTACTGGCCCTCGTAAGTGGCAAGAAAAAATTTTAAAAGATATCTCAGTTCACATACAACGTAACAACGGCAAGCCTACACCAGAGATGTTTAGACTCGCTGTAGCTTCAGGTCGTGGTATTGGCAAGTCAGCACTTGTTGCATGGCTTATCCTATGGATGCTATCAACCAGACTAGGCTCAACCATTATCGTAACTGCTAACACCGAACAACAGCTTCGCTCAAGAACTTGGGCAGAATTAGGAAAGTGGCTAACCCTAGCAATTAACAACCATTGGTTTACTAAAACAGCTACCACCATAAAACCAGAAGGCTGGTTTGAAGAAGCACTCAAAAGAGATTTAAAAATAGATACAGGCTACTACTACGCACAAGCTCAACTATGGAGCGAGGAAAACCCAGACGCGTTTGCAGGCATCCACTCAAGTTATGGCGTATGCCTAATAATGGATGAAGCGTCAGGTATTCCAGCTCCTATCTACAGCGTATCGGAAGGTTTCTTCTCTGAACCAACTGAAAACAGATTTTGGTTCACTTTCTCTAACCCTAGAAGAAACAATGGGCCTTTCTACGAGAGTTTTACCTCTAAACGTAAGTTCTGGAACTTAGAACAAATAGACTCACGCACAGTAGAGGGAACTGACCAAAACCTTTTCCAATCTATGCTAGAGCAATATGGTGAAGATTCAACAGTAGCGCGTGTAGAAGTCTTAGGTGAATTTCCAAACGCAGATGATGATAGTGTCATACCAATAGAACTAGCAAAAAACGCCATTGACAGAGATGTAGCACTTACATCCAAAGCACCTATTGTTTGGGGATTAGATGTTGCCAGATTTGGTGGAGATAATTCTGCACTATGTATAAGACAAGGTAATACAGTATTTGAAATTAAGACTTTTAAATCGATGGATTTAATGCAATTATGCGGTGCAGTTAAAAATTTATACGATGATTGCACAGTAACAGAAAAACCCCAAGAAATATTAATAGACGTAATTGGTCTAGGTGCTGGGGTGGTAGATAGACTAGCAGAACAAAACTTACCAGTAAGAGGAGTTAATGTAGCTGAAGCACCAGCAACAAAAAAGAACTATTTAAACTTAAGAGCAGAACTTTGGTTCTCAATAAAAGATTGGTTAGCGCAGCGTGATTGCCGTCTTCCTAGTGATGATGAGCTTGTATCGGAATTAGCTGCGCCTAGTTACAAATATACATCAACTGGAAAAATAAAAATAGAGTCTAAGGAAGAAATGAAAAAAAGAGGAATTAAATCACCCGACAAAGCAGATGCACTTGCATTAACCATGGCAAGTAGTGCTGCAAGTTTTAGTGGTGGCGAGAGTTATTTAGGGTATAATTTCAAGAAACCCTTGACATCAAGAATAATTAGAGTGGGATAAATTTATGGAATACGACAAAGATCAAGAAATCGAAGAGTTACAAGTAGAAGATTCTTACAACGAAGAAGAACTACAAGGCGTACTTAAATCCGAAATGGATGACGCTAAAGATTTTATAGACCAAATTGGTGAAGATAGAGCTGATGCTACTGAGTATTATCTTGGTTCTTCTCCTGAAAGTAATAGCTCTATGCAGTCAGAATTTGTCTCAACTGATGTAAGAGATAGCGTATTATTTATGTTACCTTCCATCATGCGTACCTTCTTTGGTACTAGCAAGATAGTAGAATTTATACCTAAAGGCCCAGAAGATATTGACCTTGCAAAACAACAAACTGATTACATTAACTATGTTATCCAACAAAAAAATCCAGGCTTTAAAGTTTTCTACGATGCGTTTAAAGATGCTCTCATAAGAAAAACTGGTTATGTAAAAGCCTATTGGGATGACAGCATTACTGCATCCACTCATTCATACACCAACATACCGCCAGAGGCATATCAAGCTCTAATGTTAGATCCAAATATAGAACTGGTTAAAGAATCAGTTGAAATGGAAAGTATGACACTTTTAGATCAAATGACTGGTGAAGAAATAACACAAGAAACACCAGCAAGTTATGATGTAACTATCAGACGTATCAAACCAAAAGACCAAGTGGTAATAGAAGCAGTACCACCAGAAGAAATACTTATTTCAAGAAACGCAAGAGACTTAAATTCATCACCCTATGTTGCTCACCGCATGGTAAAAACAATTAGTGACTTGGTTGCTATGGGTTATGACAAAGCAGATATGGAACAATATGCTGGTTCAGGTAGTTCAGTAGATGAAGAATCTTATGACGAAGAACAAGCAAGAAATCCGTATTCAGAATATACAGGTGCTGATAGAAACGACAGCAATGCAAAAAATGTTTTATATGTAGAACACTACGTTTTTTATGATTTAGATGGTGATGGCATAGATGAAAGGATTAGAGTATGCACTGTAGGGAATGGATTAAATATTGTTAATACAACACCCTGGGATGATTTACCTATTACACTCTTCTGTCCCGATCCAGAGCCTCATACCTCCATAGGCTCATGCCCTGCGGACTACTTGATGCCTATTCAAGCTGCTAAATCTCAGATAATGAGAGATACACTTGATAGTCTAGGCCACGCCATCTTCCCGAGAATGGGTATAGTAGAAGGACAAGTCAACATTGACGATGTTCTTAACACCGATATTGGTCAACCAATTAGAATGCGCGCACCAGGAATGGTACAACCTTTCACAGTTCCCTTTGTTGGTAAAGAAGCCTTCCCTGTTTTATCTTACTTAGACGAAGCAAAAGAAAATAGAACTGGCGTATCTAAAGCATCTGCTGGACTCAACGCAGAAGCATTACAGTCTACAACCTCCGCAGCAGTATCAGCTACTATGTCTGGCGCACAAGGTAGAGTAGAACTTATATGTCGTCACTTTGCAGATGGTATGAAAGATCTTTTCAAACTTGTAAACTCTCTTGTTATCAAACACCAAGAAGGTCAAGACATGATGCGACTCAACAACGAGTTTATTCCCGTTGATCCTAGATACTGGGATGCAGATAAAGATATGGTTGTTAATGTTGGTATTTCTAAAAACTCAGACGAAGAAAAATTCCAAGTCCTAACTTCGCTTGCACAAAAACAAGAACAAATTATGCAAACACTAGGCCCACAAAATCCTTTGGTTAATTTACAACAATACGCAAATACTTTAACTAAAATGATTGAGATGGCTGGATTTAAAGATCCAACAACATTTATAAATACACAAGTTCCGCCTATGCCACCACAGTCACCAGAACAACAGAAGCCTGATCCAGCAGAAATACTAGCTCAAGCAGAAGCACAGAAAGCACAGAACCTAGGTCAAAAAGCTATCATAGACGCAGAGACAGATAGAATGAAAATCATCATGGAAGATGACAGAGATCGCGATGAAGCAGAAGCAAATATGAAAATTAAAATTGCTGAACTTCAAGCTAAGTATGGCGCACAGGTAAATGTGGCTGAAATTAATGCAATTATGGAAAGAGATAGAGAGGCAATAAGACAAGTTGCTAAATCTCAATCACAAGGAATGTTTACTAATGGTAGCGGAAACCCAAGCGTATAAATTATTTGAACTAGAATTTCTTGACGGAGATTTAATTTATATTGGGAAAGACATAAAAGCTAAAAACTTAGAAGAAGCAAAAAGAGTGGCTATGGTATTTTTAGATATTCCACACGACTCAGAACTTATTTTTTGTAAAGAAACTTTAATACATTAATTATGGCAATAACATATAGAGGCGAAAGATTTAGTGGTTATAACAAACCCAAAAAAACACCTAGTCACAAAACTAAATCACACGCTGTTCTAGCAAAGGTTGGTGATGTCATAAAACTTATTCGCTTTGGTCAACAAGGTGTTAGCGGTGCTGGTAAAAATCCAATGACTGCTAAAGACAAAGCAAGGAAGAAATCATTTAAGGCAAGACATGCTAAAAATATTTCTAAAGGTAAACTGTCTGCTGCTTATTGGGCGGACAAAGTAAAATGGTAAGGAGATAAATATGCCTGGAAAAAAAGGACTTTATGCAAACATACATGCAAAACGTAAAAGAATAAAAGCTGGCTCAAAGGAAACTATGAGAAAACCTGGTACAAAAGGCGCACCAACAGCAAAAGCGTTTAAAAAAGCTGCTAAGACAGCAAAAAAGAGGAAGTAATTATGCCAAAAGGAAAAGGAACATACGGAACTACTAAAGGTAGACCACCTAAAAAGAAAAAAACTAAAACTAAAAAGAAATATTAATAATGAAAGGCGTAAAACATTACAAGAGAGATGGAACTGAATATAAAGGCAATACCCATAAAATGCCTAATGGCACTTTACATACAAACAAATCTCACACTAAAACAAGCGTAAAATTATTTCATTTTAATGAGTTAAGTAAAACAGCTAAGAAAAAAGCTAAGTCTTAAAAGTAATTTGTTTAACTGGATTGATAAGTTTTTAGAATGGTCTTTTCAAAGACAGGCAAATAAACTTTTTTTAAAAAGTCAAAAAATAAAAAGTGAATAACACCAGAGTAAAGAAAAAAAGTAAAACTTATAGCGTAGATGCTTTTACTCAATTAGCAGAGCTTATTAAGGCTGTAGAAAAAGAGAAAAAACAAAATGATGATAGACAAACTGATAGAACCAATAAGTGACATACTTGATAAATTAATACCAGATAAAGATTTAAAATATAAACTTCAGCATGAGTTAAACCAAGAACTTCATAAAGCAAACATAGCACAACTAGAAGTAAATAAAGTAGAGGCACAACACCGATCAGTCTTTGTAGCTGGTTGGAGGCCTTTCACAGGCTGGGTATGTGCGAGTGCGTTAGCATATCATTTTATCTTAGAGCCAATAATTGTTTTTGGTCTTGCCCTTTATAATATTCAACTAACATTGCCACAGTTTGATATGGGATCACTCTTAACTGTTCTTATGGGTATGCTTGGTCTTGGAGGCTTAAGAACTTTTGAGAAAACTAAAGGTATAACAAAGTGACTTGGGTAAACTTTAAAGAAGAAGAGTTTGCTTGCAAACATTGTGGTAAAAATGGTATTTCACACGAACTAATAAATAAGTTACAATCACTAAGAACAGAGCTGGATTTTCCGTTTATTATAACCTCTGGGTACAGGTGTGAAGACCACCCCATAGAAGCAAAAAAGAAAACTCCAGGAACTCATACACTAGGTATAGCTGCTGATATATATGTAAGAGGAGACAAAGCACTCCAGATTGTATCAAAAGCGACAGATTATGGATTTACTGGTATTGGCGTTAATCAAAAAGGTGACTCTCGTTTTATTCATTTAGATATATTAGAGGGAAACAATTATAGACCAAGACCACACATTTGGAGTTATTGATGGACAGCCCGATTTTATTTTGGAACGCAATTATTACATTGGTGTATGTTCCTATCATCTATAGTATTCGCACTAACGCTTCAGACCTACAACGAGTAGAAATACTCCTCAACAAAACCAGAGAAGAAATCCCAACACGATACGCAACCAAACAAGACCTTCATTTAGACATGCAAAGAATTTTTGATAGATTAGACAAATTAGATGAAAAAATTGATAAACTAATAGCTGGATAAAAAAATTATGATTAATATAGAAGACTTATTTAAAGGTTTACAAGAAAGCGGTGTCGGTATAGGCGGCTTTAACAAAGGTGGAAATGTTCCAGGCGGTGGTATTGGTGTAGGCTACATGCCTCTTCCAAGTGATCCAACTTTTTCAAGCGGTAATCTTTACGCTCAATCAATAGCAGGTGGTCAGAATGTACCAAACATGATCGCACCTGGTATGAGCTTTTCTGCTGCAAACCCACAAGGCTATACACAAGAAGATGTTAGAGTAAGAAGTCCAGGTGGCCCAGGCGCAGGTTATATTCCTGGCGGCTCTAAATATAGAGGTGGCAGAGATGACTATATATCTATAGGTGGCCCAGGCGGAAACGATGGAATGGGAGATTCTATAGTGTATAAAGGTGGCAGCAAAGATTTTGATGAACGTGGCTCAACTTTTAATCCTGGTGCTGGCCCTAAGCAGCCTAAACCAGTAGGACTACAAGACTTTGGCTTTGGCCCTGGCATAAGACCTTCAGAGATTACTACAGCAGATGGACAGTTTATTGGTTCAGGAGGCGTAACACCAGGCGGCTATCAAGGTTTTGATTTTTCTGGTTTCCAAAAGTTATTAGATAATCTGCCAGCACAACAAGTAGACGCTAACGATTACAAAGACGACATAATGAAAATAGTTAATGAAAATTTTACTATACCAACATTTGACCCAAGTTTTTTACAAAATCAAATAGATGCAAACAAAGGTTCAATAGGAAATATACCAACATTTGATGATTCAGAACTAAGAGAATTAATAGCTGGAAATACAACTGGTATTAATAGTATTCCTGACTTTGATCCATCTACATTAAATCTTCCTGACTTTAATAAATTTGCTACTATAGATGACTTAGAAAACAGACCTATCTACGATGACACAGACATTAGAAATAAAATTACTTCTATAGAAAATCAGCCTGATTTTGATATTAACGATTACAGAGACAATATTACAAGTATTGCTAGACAGGGTATTGACATACCTCAGTTTGATGATTCAGCTATAAGAGATATGATTAACAATAACTCTAACATGATTAGCAACATTCCACAGTTTGATCCATCAAGTATTAACAACCAGATAAGTGGTTTACAAGATCAAATATTAAACATACCCCAATTTGATGCTTCTGGTTTACAAAATCAAATAGCAAATTTACAAGGTCAAATAGGAAACATACCAACTTATCAAGCTCCAGATTTAAGTGGATTT